TATTCAAGATTACGGATTAAGCCGGTCATTACCTTGGCGACGTCTTCTGTCGCGCCACCACTTACCGGTCTGATTTTAATATCGGTCCTGTTCTGTCGTTGATCACCAATGAGCTGATCAATAGCGCCAGCCACTCGATTAATTGTGAACCGTGGGCGACCTTTGCGCTTTTCAATTGCGCCCTCGTCCCATTGCCCATCTTCTGTTTGGGCAAATTTAATATCTTCAATTGCTAGCTTGCGCTGATCACGCCCTTTTCTTTCGATGCGGTCGAATCGCTTAATCGCTAGCGTGTGAACCTTTTCGTTCTCTTTGTTAGTTGCCATTGTTTACCATTCCGAATCAAAGTTAATGTCGTGCGCCTCTGCGCCATCAAGATCGCCACTTATATTCATTTGCCCAAACTGCCTAAAGGCGTCAGCGCTTTCGGAATGAATATCATGAACTGGCGTATCCATAAACCTACCTGTTGTATTGTTCCATTTCTTTCTGTATGAGTCCAAATGAATTATACCATCTTTACACGCCACCTCGTCAAACCAGCACGTTGAGAATGAATCCCTTGTCGCTTGTATGCCGTGAGATATTTCGCCAACTCTAGGCACGACCTCTATATTTTTCAGCCCTAAATTCTCTAGCATCTCAACGGGTGATATGTTCTCAGTCTGCCCTTGCCTTACGTGTCCAGCGTCATGAGGTAGGTAGTGAACTCCCCACAAGTAGCCATGCTTATTCATCTCGCTAACATAATGGCTGTAGTGCTCGCCCCAGCCTTCAATATAGCCTATAAAATTATCCTTCTGCCCTATCTTTTGATGCAGCCATATACCTGTCCCATCTCCGTTACCTATATCCCAAAAAGTATTCACCGGATGCCCGGGGCGATAAGCTACAGTAGTGATCCTTTCGTCCTTCCTAACCTTTGTCATTTGAACGGTGTAATAACAACCCTCTTTTGACTTCTGGAAAGCCTCTTTAGGCGTGCTTGGGTATTCCTGCCACATCTTTTCCTCTTCGCCTGAGAACTCAGCATCACGAGTCATTACCCACCAAGCGCGCTGCTCAATGCTGATTATGCATTTAGCCTCGCCTTCTATCTTGTCAAAGTACTGGTGATCTTTAGGCGTAATAACAACATCATCAGGATTGGTTGTGTATTTACCTTCACCATGCCAAGGGTAAAAATGAAACTTATAATCTTTTGGGTTTAACTTTTTGCCTGAGTGCATTAGAGCTTCGGCTCTTTTGGATATCTTATAGAAGTGGCCATCCTGACCTTCCGCTGTCGATTCAATGAACACCATGCCATTAGTTGGCACTGCCGGTATTGATCCTGTAATTACCTCGTCAGCCCTTTCTGGAAACTTAGCGCATATCTTGCCAAACTCTGATATATGCAAATATTGCAAAGTGCCCGACCTCGCCGATGTTGCCACACGAACAGAGCTGTTGTTATGAGAGAACAGCAACTCGCTGGCGCTATCTCTTTCTAATGGCATTGCCGCCTTTAATGAAGGAGGCAGGTTGTTATAAGCAAAGTAGACCTTATCCCTAAATATGGTCTTAGCAACATCTTCACTCTGAGCTATTACCGCTGCCCTGACATTTGCTTTAAACAGTGCGCAATCAAGAAAGAATATTTCTATTAATGTAGTAAACCCTAATTGACGAGCTTTTAATATATCGTTACGGGTATGGAGGTTTGATAATAAATCTAGTTGGGGCTCGTTTGGTATAAACGGCGCAACAAGTGATTCTTCGTCATCGTCGCCCTTTATCATTATCTTATAAAGCTGACCGCTGGTTAATCGCCACCAAGGATCAGCAAGGCACTCTTTAAACTCTTTTGCATCTTTAGGTACTCTGGTATCTCTTTCTCGCCTGGCCCTAATCATTCGACGGACCAAGCGTGTTACCTGATATCTCTTGAATAACTAGAGCTAACGGATTCTCAACACTACCTGATAATTCTTTTTTGTCTGTCAGCCCTAAGTCACGCGCTATAATATTAGGGTTTAACAGCCCGGCGCTAGCCCCTTCAAACTTCTGGGTCTCGATTATCTCCTTGATTGTACTTATGACTTCGGAAAAACCTCTCCCCTCTTGCGTCTCTAAATCTAGCGCATCGACAAAATCATTTAGATATTTAGAGTTTACACCCCAATAAATACATAACCCTTTTATAGTCATAGCTCGCATTAATGACTCATTGCCTGTTACCACACCTTGAAACACAATAGCTTTTTTTAGTGGGTTATTTTCTGACCAATTAAAGTAATCACAAGCGGCCTCAAACATTATAGACGGGGTTTTAAATATCTTATCGCGGCCATGCTTGGTCCTGGCTTTCCAGAATTGATTGCCTTTACGAGCTGCCATTAGTTACCATCCAAAGTTATCTCTAACAGTCTAATGAATAACAGAGTGCCAATAATAACCATTAATTCAATCATGGCAGCACTCTAAATTTAACAAAGTCAGTTTGCTCAATGCTACTTGATGAGAAATTCAATTTAGCCTTTTTCTTCCATCGTCCAACGTAGTCAAGATCACCGTCGATAGTTGTGTATTCGATATACTCGTTAGGCTCGAATGTTTCCGCATCAGTAACAACTTGCACGTTTGGAATGGTAACGCCTGTTGTTATCTCTTTCTCTTGGCCTACTTCAGGGCGCAATATTAATGTCGGAGTTGACAGGCTAATGTCCTTACCTACGTTAACGCGAATAATCTCGCCTACTTCGTTAAAATTTAAGCTCATGAATTGCATTCTCCGTAAATCATTATTGTAACACATACTATTGAATACGAAAAAACCACCCGAAGGTGGCTAGGTTTAGTCTTTAAATAAAAACCATCCAAGTACCATTAGCCCGCCAAGGCCAAGTATTACGAGGCTGATTAATTCTAACGCTTGTTCATGCTCCATATTATTCCCCTTTCTTCTTTAAGTTATTCCGCAATGCGTTCTTGCGGCTTCGTGATTCCTTCGGCGTTTGGCTTGTTAAATGCCACTCATCACACTTCGGGCATCTATATGGCCTGCATTTATGCATAGCCTTCTTACCCTTACGCTGCTGACTCGTGCGGATAAACGTGTTTGCCTCCTTTCGCGAAGCAAACACTATTTTACTACAGGTCATTAACCTTGATTATACATTCCAGTATCGCCCTGGGCGCATCAGCTTTGCTTACTTTCATCGCAGTAACACCCCAGCCAACGTTTTTACGCTTAACTAATGCGAGTCCATCACTAAACGATAAATCAATCTCATGCTTAAAAATAAGGTCATATAGCAAAGCTTTCCCCATCGCCACGTCTTTGCCGTCCACAACAGCCGCTAGTGCTTCAACGTTTGTTATAGTGTCAACGCCTGACCATCCGTTAATATCAGCTATTTTTCTGCATAAAGTTAATGCGTCGAGTTCTTTATTGTTTAGCATGGTCTACCCCTTAGCTTTAATAATTAGCTTGTCCGATGCGATAATCCTATCAATGGTCTGCCACTTGTCTGCGCTAGACTCCCATATTGCGGTTATCTCATCGTGTATTTTTTCCTCATTGGTTCTCAAATCGATATTATGTTTTTCAGCTAACTCTCTAATTGCGCAATCAACAGGGTTTTCGCCATCTTCAATTAGCTTGTTTGACCAAACGAAATCAACTAGTCGCTTAAGTTCAATTTCGTTAGATGATAACTTTTGTGATTTAGCGTGCTCAACACCTGGCCCCATGTTCTCTTGACTATCACATGATGGCCATTCAACGCGCTTAACGAATTCACTACCATCAAGCTTTTTTACTGGGGTTGCTGATTTTTCCCATCTTTGGCGGAAGCCTGACCAATAGTCGGCGTAATAACCCGACTGTGGCATTCTGAAAAACTCTTTAGTTGATGGCTTGTAATATTCTGAGCCGTGAATCCAGTCTGGCTCCATTGGTTTGGCTCCCTGCTCTGCTTGCCATTGTTTTAGCGTGGAGGCGTGGTTAGGTTTCCATTTAGTAATAACGTATTTACTATCACTTTCGTCAACGTCCCAGTCGCATAAGTCAGATACCTCTGAATGCCAATCACCGTCATAATAAGCTTTAATAAAACCTCCACTCGCTACTGGCTGCTTACCTATGTTTGGGCGGTCTGCGAATGATACGACATAGAAAACACCATCGGCATCACCGCTATTGGCTAAAGCCGCAGAATCTTCAGTAAGTATAAACTCAAGTTTCATGTAGTTATTCCAAATTACATCACCAGAAACTGCTCGCGTAATATTTCGGCTAAAATCGATTGGTATTAAATTTTTAATGTTCATTTCGTTACCTTTTGTTTTATTTTTAAATATAGTGAGTCATTAGACCCCTTAGTTATGGATAGGCTTAGCAGTACTCAGCTCCAATACCTAACGCGCAAAGAAACAGCAATGTACCTTCACTTTGCCCCAAGTATCGCTTGAATTCTGAAGTAATATTATCTCCATCCATATCTTCGCCAAAGTCGATCCAGGTGCAATCGTTATCTAGCACAACGGTAAAATCACCTTTCTTGTTTTTAACTAGCCATTCAAATTGCGCTCTGGCGTTCTTGCATTTATCAAAACTCATTTTAAGTTCAAGCATTTTTATTCTCCAATTATTATTTTTAAACATAGTTAAGCCATTTTCCCCTAACTGATACTAACCAGCTAGTTAACTAAAGGACTTAACCATTACTGGCTAAAGCGTGTATCTAGTTAAATATGGACCAACTAACAATCCATAGGTACTAATTCATCCCCTAACCCGATTACTCGGTCGTTATAAATAACGCTGACACTCATAGAGTTTCATGATGGGGCCAAGTTGACATGGCGGGTCAGAGCCTGGACTTTGTGGTAATTGCATTTTTAACCTGCATGGTTATCGAATTTCGTGGAATAGATCGTGGTCTAAATCGGTGATAAGTCTGTATATAAGAATGAGCTAGTAACGAGACGTTGTAAGTTTGGGGCTTACTTTGACGATAAAATACTATTGCCCTATTTACTAATAACCCAACATCACGAATAAACAGTTTTTGATATCGGTTACTAACTCACTCATATATACAGGCTTGATACTTGAAAGGGTTTTGGCGCGACCGCTAGGATTTGAACCTAGATCCTTCGGATTTGGAATCCGCTATTTTGCCAGTTAAACTACGTCCGCTTTATTTTAAGCACAAAAAAGATACTTAGTTGTAACCCTGTTGATAAAGGGGCGTAAATCGGCAAGAAAAAACCCACCAGAATTACAACTAAATACCTTTACCAATTTACTTTTCAAGTGGTCATCACGCCACAATTCATTGTACCATACCCAATAAATATTTAAAGTGGTTATGGTATTGTTATTTAACTTTGCCCTCAAGATAAGCGATTGCGTGCAGCCTAAGCCCTTTTTTTAATCTATCATCTGGCTGGCGCATTGACTCTTTAATTAATATATCGTGCTTAGCCTTGTTGTAAGCAATAGCTGCATCATCGGGACTGTCAAAGTATCCCAAGCTCTTTCTTATTCCGTCAGATCTAACGTTGGCCCTGTACATAAGTTCGCGCTTACACCATACGACACCAACAGGGAGGGAGCCCCTTGATGACTTACAGTTTGTTAGTAGCTTATTAAGGCCCGAGCTGATAAATGCGCAAAACTCTGGTGAATAGATCTTGTTTCCTGGCTTTATTATATCTTTGTCAAGCTGCATCCCTTTCCACTCCTGCGCAGCCATCCATTTCTTAAAGTTAGAAAACAACAACCACTCGTCACAAATTGAACACCCTTTATATGAAGGCTGTCTACTTTGCACTACTGGATCGTAACATCTACTTATCACGCCAACCCACACCTCGTAAAACGGACTAACATAACTAACTCCGTCTACTTTTATGTTGGTCATGTTTATTGAGTCGTTCACGCCGACGCCGCAAATTAGCTTTCTCTTTCCAAGGGACTTTTTAGTTGCTGGAACTTCTACAAATTTACTCTCCATTTCAATACCTCCGTCTTTGGCGCATAAACGCGGCCTTCATGCCATATGCAGTCCAATTTAATCCAACGCTGTACTTGCTGGTATGTTGACCCGATAGTCCGAGCAAATGCCGCTAGGTTGCTATCGTGGTTATCTTTGATATGCTGCTTAAGTTTCATAGTAAGTCGCCCCATTGTTTTGCCATTGCGTCAGCCCACCCTTGGTATGTTTTAGCCCGTAACATCGCGCGATCTTTTGACGGAGGTAATTTATTTTGCCCCGAGTCGGTTTGGTTGCCCCATCTTGGCAACGGCTTTTTTCCTGGTCTACCCACCCATCGCGGCTCAATGTGCAATGTCGGGATCAAGTCAGGAAGATTCATTAATGCTAAGCCCGTGTCTTTGCTGGCGTCATGCCCGAATTGGTGAGGCTTAATCACTTGAGTTGGGAAATTAGTTCTAAACCCGAACGCCTCAAGATTTAACATTGTATTTAAAAAACCACGAGCGGGGTTTTCAATTGCTATTCTAGATATTGGCGCGGCGGCTAGTAGGGATATAAAATCAAGAGCGTCATTACGGGCCCTTATGCGAGATTCACCAACTAACGTACCTGGCTTGATCTTCTGGTGATACGGACCCTCTTTAAATGCCCACGCTGCCGAGCTAGTTAGGTAAGTGCAATCAGGGTGGGCGATCATTAGGTCCCAATCCTGGTTTAATACATTCAATACGTCGCCCGTAATATGAGGCCCTGGTACAGCGCTTTCAACCAAATCACAAGACACCGCTTCATGACCGGCCAATATGAATGCATCGCGAACAATTCCATAGCGCTCGCAGGCTATTAACACGCGGGCCATTACGCAGCACCTGCTAATTGATCAATGTAACCGCTAACGTTTTCAACAGTAAAAACTTCAGCGACAATTTTTTCGCCATTGTCAATTTCTGTATACATGAATTCGTGCAAGTCATCGCCGTTAACGCTATTGCCAGATACCGATACAATATCGCTGTTTTCGATTAAGCTGTAATCAGCGTCTAGGTTTTCGATAAACTGTTCAGGTGTTAAGTTCATAATGTTATCTCGTTTCGTTTCAGTAGGTATACTTTAACACTTTCGTTGTGGTAGGCGCAACAGTTTTGTTAATTTAATTTCAATAAAAAAGCCACCTTTTAAAGTGGCTTTTTGCTTGGGAATTAAATCTATCCTTCGACAGTGCTAATTCATTCTTGCGAGTGACGCTTTGGACCACCTCCCGTTAGTAGAGATTCCAGGTCGGGTTTATTCTTTATTATCCTGTTCGGCTTTCTTTTTCATTAATTCCATTTCGAGCTGTGTTTTAGCCATATCGCATTTATCTTTCTTGATGCCAGACCGTAATCTAAAGAACCACATGATAGATACCGCTGTCGATGCTAGTAGCGCTGTCTCAGGCATACCCCAGGAGTCAGCAACGCCTATAATCCCAGCTTCAATACTTGCCACAACACCAACGCTAGCCCCTACCGAAGTAAGCCCCACCTTATGGCCTATTGCGTTTATCGCTTCGGCTGCTGGCTGACTTATTGAGTCGAGCATTCTTTCGATCTTCAAAATGCACCGCCTTTAGAATTACGCCACCGGCAATGATCAAAATTAAAGCGAAAGCTGCGAGCAAAAACAGGCCAACATAAACCATCGATTTTATCCATTAACCGATCACTCAAAACCGACACGATCATTATAAGAATCGAGGCTGTCATACCAAAAGCCCCGTAGTAGTTAACCACCAGCTCAAGAATTGGGAAGTTTTCATTAATTAAATGGTACTGGTAAGCATATATTACTACGAATGAAATTGAAGTGGCAATGATTGAAAGCATGAGTATTGAACAAATCCACCTTACTTTCTGGTTACTTACGTCACTTAGATAGAAAGCGACCATGAATATAAAGTCGACTAACGCCAGACTAACAAGGCATTGCCAAGTCGGGTCAGTGTAAGACTCCCACACTAACAAACTAAATAACCAACTTAATGCAGCCATAGCGACAGGCTTAATCATGCGAATCTCCCCGTTTTATCCCGCTTTCTTTCAATGCTCGGTTGCTTTGCGCGTGGTGGCAGTCTCATTTTTCTACCACCGTTACCGGCTACAACTTTAATTCGTTTAGGCTTCTTTGCCATGATTAACTCAATTGATTATGAATTAGCCCATAATAACATATAACCCAACACCAGCCAAAATCACCGCAAGCACAAAGCAAAAGTAGTTCTCGCCAATGCTTAAGTCGTCTTTCTGCACGCTTCTAATTAACATGTTATTTCCCCTGTTTAACGTTAGCGTAATTAACGCCAAAGCTAGCTGTTACTATTGCCCCGTATAAAGCAGTTATAGGCACAAATAGATCGGTCATTTTATCCGTCGCATTGCTAAGTGCCACCAAAACATAATCACCTTTAATTAATGACTCACCCATAGTCATGCAGTAAATAAGCTCGATAAGAATCATTAAAGCGGTAGATAACAAATAAAACTTATACATTTCACCTACGTTTTTGGATTGCTCTCGACGCATCATGCCGTTTGGATCAAGAGTTTTAACCATGAGCGCTTTAGCCTCTGCGCTTTCCATGTCAGTTTCGATCCATTCCGATGCGATTCCCTCAATTGATTTAACCACATCGCCAGTAAACCAGCTTAATATGCTCATAATAAATCCTCCGCTGTTAGTTAATTGATTCGACCGATTATTTTATCTTTACTATCAATTAAATGGGTTTCTGGGTCGTTTGGAAACATCTCCACGTACTGCTCACCGTTCTCATTTACCAAATAAGGAACTTTTACTTTAGTTCCATCTTCCATTGTTTGCAATACATGATTAGACATCATTTGCTGCTCTATTATCTTCATTATTTACACCCCTTCCATTCAAAACTAAAATGATTTG